TTGCAGGTTAGTATTATCTCCAAGAGCAGAGTATAACTCATCTATAACGTTATTGAGTTTAATAGCACCGTCTCGTAAGGTATCACCTGTTCCATCATTGGCACTTACGCCGATATTAAGGTTCTGTTTAGCCATAGTAGTGGGGTTTTTCTACAGTTTTATTTATGTAAGGTCAAATTCATAATTAGTTAGGTCAAAACGTACATCATTTCTAGTAAAGTCTGGATTGTTATTGTCTCTATCAAATGGAATAGATGTCATATCGAATTTACCAACAATACTGTCCCATTTCAGTACTGCTGAAGTGTCTTCGCCACTGGTACCACCAGTGACTGTAAGGATAACAAGGTTAGATGCAAGAGGTGAGTTAGATGCCTGTTGTGCTTCACCTAAAGGTCCAGTAACAATACATCTAAATCGATATCCAGTCATATATGCTTGTGCTAAAACTGAATAAGTTGAGCTATTAGCACCAGTTATATTAGCCCAAGCAAATCCACCATCAGTAGATACTTGCCATTGATACCCTTTAGTACCATCTTCAGGTTCTATAACAGCAAGTAAACTAAACTGTTGAGTACCACCACTAGCAATAGTTGCATTAGTAGGTTGATTAGTAATGATAATACTAGGAGTAGTTGGTGCACCTCCACCTTCTCCTCCTTCTTCACCACCTGATGATTCCTGTCCAATACCCTGATTTGCTGGTATATTTAGAGTTTCTTTAGAAGAAAGACCAAATATATAAGGGAATTTTGGTGTCATATAACGATTAGGTACTACCGTAATAGCACCTCCACCACTAGACATTCCCGAATGATTGAGGCAATAATAATATAAATTAGGTGCATCAGAAGGTACAGTGATCTCTGTATATGCACCAGACTCACCTGCAGTACCAACAGATGTCACACCACTTGTATATTCAACTCCACCACTGTGTATACCATTCTCTGTTGTTGAGAATTTAATAGGGTGTGATAAATTAGTTGGATCTGATTGTATAAACCTATAAGTACTTCCTTGAATAAATGTTAAATTTGGATACAAGACTCCATCAAGACGATACTTATTACCATCATTCTCACTTGTAACTGTTACTACATATTCTTTGCTTTCTGTTTCGTCTCCCCAGAGGGTGATGAAGTAAGCAAAAGTGCCATTGGGATACTCAGGAGTATAACAAAAACGACCATTATAAACATCTAAATGCCTCCCTACTTTATCTACATTATATTCATAATCCTCCATTAATGCACCTTTAGGAGGATTTGCTGTTGTAGTACCATATGCAGGTCTATTAACAGCAATAGATTCTTTCATCTGATATCCAGTCTCCATTAAAACTACTGGAGAAGTATTATCCTGTGGTAAATTATATCCATAAGGACCGTAAACAGGATAACCATCAAATGCAATACCTAAAATCTTAGAGTGTCCGTCAGGGTGACGCATATTGTCACCAACATACTGACTTAATCCATAGTAATCATTATAAGCACCCATCACCTGATTGGTTTTCCAAGCACCTATAAACTCACCGTCAATATAATGATATTGATCATTAGCATTAGGACGACCACCAGCAGCATCATCACCAGGATTGTACATACCAAAAGCATCAGTAGCCACCCAATTAAATCCAGTTGGAGGACTACCAAGAGTACCTGCAGATGGATTATTTAAAACAACTCCATTAGCACTTATTCCAACAACACCTAGTGGTAAACTACCACCTGCTTGAGTATTAGTACCACCCCTATATGTAAAGGCGTGACTAAAACTATAGGACGCAACCTCATTAGTGTTGTTTTCATTAGGAAAAGTACCCTTAGCAACGGGATGAGGTAAACCATCTCCCGTTACTGTGAGTACATCATTGCTTGGATTGTAACTACCGTTAGCTGCCATTAGTTATCGTCGAATATTTGATCAGGTGTGAAGTTATCAACGGTGGTAGAACCGATGTTGATAGTCAGTATGGCAGACTGAGATAGTGTTGGAGTAGCACCCGTAGATGTTAGTCCGACTCTAAATTCATCTCCACCGTCACCCTGGCTAGTAGCAGGTGTAGTGTAGGTAGGTAATGTAGCACCATTAATATTTATCCAATCATTAGTACCGTAATCCTTCTTCTGCCACTGATAGTTAATAACTCCACCAGCAGGTGTTGTAGATGCGATTACAGTGAAGGAAGCAGTCTGACCTTGGTTAACGGTTGTGTTAACAGGCTGTGACTCAACAGTGATGTAAGACTCACCAACTGGGTCTGTTTCGCCAGGAGGTACGTACTCAGGGTGGTAAATGTCAATACCGCCATTGACTCCTGCACCCGTAGGTCCAAGGAATGTGTCTGCGACAGTAGTATTAACTGCGACAGATGGCATTGTATAACCCTGACCAGCGTTCTTAACATCAATACGTGCGAGACCAACTAGTGCCTTGATCTTGCCACCGAAACCAGAGGAGGAAATCACATCAACGTTTGGACGTGAAGTGAAACCATCACCAGAGTTGGTGAGGATTGCTTCAGTGATACGACCTCTTTCTATGTTTGCAAGTGCTTGTGCGTTACGTCCACGTACCGATCCAGTGTATTCGAAGGTAATTAGTGAGTTAGAAGACTCAATTAGAGCAACCTCTCTTTCAAATTCTTCACCTTCTATTGCTAGTTTGTCACCAGTTTCAATAGGTGGTACGACTGTTGCTGCGATAACGTCAACGTCAGAACCAATGTAAGAGAATGCAACGAATGTTGAACCTGCACGAGGAACTTCAGAGAAGATAATACGTGAACCAACTAGTTCGAAACCGATACCTGGTTCCTGAATAACACCATTTAACTGACAAACGATGTTGTTCTCAGGTCTAATCGTGTTGGACTGTACACCTTCAGTCAATGTTAGTGAGTAGAATACTCCACCCAACTTCAAGTTGAAGGAATTCCTCAAGGAGTCGAAGTCGAATGAGATATCATCTAACTGTCTCAACTTACCTACGTAAACACCGTGGAATGTTGAGTTAATTGCAGGTGCTTCAGTGAACTGAATGTTGTCTGAGAATGCAGTGAATGCTAATGAACCACCTGGAGGTTGTAGAATACCATTCACGAAGATCATCATATGACCTGCAGGATCTGGGAAGTATGCAGTACCGTTGTCTTTTGTTAACTTGAAGTCCTTAGTTACACCATCAAATCCTCTGAAGTACCTTCTTACACGACCACGTAGTGTCTTAGCAACTGAACAAGCACCTCTAAATCCATAATCACCGATAATCTGTGAGTTCTTCAGGAAGGTTCCAGCAGTATCACCTAGGTGAATGATTGCACGTAAACCAATCTGTTCGATCTTCTCGATTCTACCGTAAGCAGTTGTTGGAGTAATTAGAACAGAAACGATTGCAGATGTGTATACACTTGGGAAGTTAGATCCAGGAGGAATCTTAGCAAGTTGATAAGCAACATCACCACCGATTACAGTTAGATCATCACCGATAGCAGAGAATCTACCTGTCTCATTTGCAAGATAAACGTGCTTGTTATCAGCATCGTGTTCAGTAACAACGAATGTGTGACCAACTGACTGACCTGCGTTCTGAAGTTGTAGAACATCACCAACCTTAAATGTATCATCTACACCAAAGTCAGTAATTAATGCAGCATATTCAAATCTAGTAATCTCTATTGAGTGTACGTACTCACCAAATCCAGGTAGAACATTGAATGCTTCAACCTCAATGATCTGATCAGTAACAGAACCATAGATTACATCTCCAGCATTGAAGTTACCAGTAACAGTTTCAATATCAAATGTTACACGACCTGACTGGTTATCAAGTAGAGCACCATCATTATTGCGTACGATAAGTGCATTTGCTCTACCAGAATCTTCCTTGGAGAACAAGATATCAGTAGCAATGAACTCACCCATTCTAAAGTTAACCAACATTAGTTTGTGCGTAGAAGCACCAACAGTTGCAGTAGCACCAGATGTAGTGCCTTCAATAAGATCTGTAGGAGCTAATGTACCACCTGTGATAACAACCTTCATATAGGTAGCGTTATCTGTTGCAAGGATGGTTCCTTTATTTCCTGTAGCACCAGTCTTAACGACCTCTTCACCGTTAACAAAGATCTCTGGATCACTAGTAACAGTTATTGGTAAGTATGTTGTGTTATAAAGAACATCAGCGTGGTTATCTTGGATACGAATTACTTCAGCGTATGCTCCAGATGTTGCACCGAAGAAGATATCAGCAGGTTGGATACCACCAGAAATAGGAGTAGGAACAGTACGCTCACCAAATGTTGATGGAGTACGTACGATACCAGTCTCATCGTTAACAGATAGACTATGAACTTGTCCTTGAGTACCTGGAGTTAGTAATTCAATCTTATCTCCATCAATATACTCACTCAACCAGATCATATTAGCAGTAGTATCTGGATGGATGTAGTAAGTAGTCTTATCTAATTCATTGATAGCAGCACCTAGAACTGTATAAGTAACACGATCATATGCGTTGAATATATGTCCTAAAGGTGCATCAATAGAACCATCAGTGTTTACATCAGTACCAACATCTATGCTATGTCTGAGATATACAGTAGGTAGAGTAGAACGATTAAGTGCTACATCAATTAAATGATATAACTGATGAATCTTATGTACAGCAGTTGCTGTAGGACGATACTCTAAATTCTCATATGGTACCTCTTGGTTATAAGAACCAGGATTAACACAATCTTGTTCGACTGTATTGATAATCATTTCCTTAGCAGCATCTGCGTGGAAGATGATATAAGTTCTAAAGATGTTGGGGAATGCAACGAAGTTACCCTCGGAATCAAACCAACTATTGACCAATTCAAGAGTCTTGATATTACCATCGGTAATCAAGTCATATATGAGTGCCTTACGGATATCTGAACCAAAGGATTCTTCACCTGTATATCCTTGATAGTTCTGCATAGTCTTGTAATATGCTTCACGATCAATATACTGGTCATTAAACATTAGAAGTCTTGCTGCCTGACGATACATCTCAGGTGCACGTCCTAATGTAGATTCAATTAGTTCACCTAGAACACGAGCAGCAGATGTTACGTTATAACAAATACCACCACCAGATTGTAATGTATTGTTCTGAAGTGGAGCCTGTCTAGTGATAGATTGGTTGGTAAAGTAGTTACCACTTCCTGCAGCTGCAGTCTTAATAATATTAATTGGATAATCAAATAGGTTCGTAATAGCAGATCCTGTAGCATTACATTGACCGCTACCAGCAGTATCATAAGTGATTGATGTATCACGAATTACAGCACGCTCACCTGTTAGTGGCCATTCGCCTGGTAGAGTTCTTGTAATACCATTGATGTATGCTTCAGGATTACCTGCACCACTACCAAATAGGTTGATAGGAATACCCATCAATGTTGTAATAGCAGATGCTTGGTTAGAACAACGTGCAGCACCACTACCTGTGTAAGATGTTACAGCGTTAGATCCAGAAGATACGAATGTGTGAGCATAAGCACCACCAGTATGTACTGCTGCTCTTCTTATTCCTTTAGGAGTAGCACTTACAAATGTGTGAGTTGTGGTGTTAGTAGATGGAGCAGTATTTAATACCTGTACATCAAATGTATCTGTAGCAACATTGCTAATAGTCATAACCCTATCAGCAAATGGGTCAGTTGCTCTTGGATATGGGTGCTCAGTATTGTTACTGTCTTGTGTACAAGTAAAGACTAATGATTCCTTATCAAGGATAATACCATCACCATTTTCCCAACCGTGATCAGGTACTGTTAACTGCATAACACCTGTTGTTGGGTTGTAAGAAGCGTTAGTTACAGTTGTCTTAGTTGGACCTTCAAACTTGTGAGCGTAAAGACCACCACCACGTACAGCCATTCCAGTAGAACTTACATACTTGTGCTCATAAACTCCACCACCAATGATTTGTGGCTTACTGATTGAATTAGCAACAGCAGACTGGAATACGTGTGTTGTAGTGTTGGTAGAAGGTGTTACATCTAGAATCTTAACGTCAAATGTGTTAGTAGTTACGTTAGAAATGCGAAGCATTCTTCCAGATGCAGGGTCAGTAGCACGTGGATATGCGTGATCTGATCCTTGACCATCTTGGTCACAACGGAATACCAATGCACTATCAGCAATCTTAATCATTTCACCGTTATGGAAGTTATGATTATTGATTGTAATTGTTATAACACCTGTTGTTGGGTTATATGCAGCACCAGTTGGTGTCCAAGTTGTCTGTTGATTGACAAAGTTATGAGTTGTAGTGTTAGAGGAAATACCAACATTAACCGTGATTGTTCCATCTGGACGTGTAACTCCACTAGTTGTAGCAGATACAAACTGATGAACAGTCTTATCAAGGTTAGCGTGTCCTACATAAACATCAAATTCATCTGTAGATACGTTAGAGATTGGTAGATATTCATCGTAAGAAGGATCATTTGTTCTTGGATATGAATGATTTGTTGCATTACCATCCTTGGCACAAGTGAATGTGATGGAATCAGCAGCCATCTTAATCTTATCTCTTGCGAGTTCAAGTCCACCAGTAGTTGCAGATACAAATGTATGAGCAGTCTGGTTAGAAATTGGACCTCTACCAAAGAAATTACCGACGTTAACTTCAAATGTATTAGTACTTGCGTTAGTAACAACTAAGAAACGTTGAGATGCAGGGTCAGATGCTCTTGGATAAGTATGGTTTGTAGCATTGCTATCCATTGCACAAGTAAATGTCAATGAGTTATCAGCAATTCTAACTCTGTCACCATCCTTAAATCCGTGAGCAGCACTTGTTAGTCTCAACATACTGGTTGTTACATCGTAAGTAGCACCAGTTACTGTGTGTGAAGTAGAGGTAGTAAACCCGTGATTCGGTATGGTGAGTCTCATCACACCAGTGTTGGGGTTGTATAGAGCATCAGTTACTGTATGTGATGTGTAACCAATGGTGTCAATATTAAGACCACGCTGATAGAATGGATCCCTCTTATGGATCATACTGTTGGAAGCAATTCCAGTATTAGCGTGTGTGTAAATACCACCACCTCTTACAGCAGATCTAGTAACACAGTTAGCAGTAGCACTTATAAATGTGTGAGCAGAGATGTTAGTAGAAGGTGTAATATCAAGTATCTTAACGTTGAATGTGTCAGCAGTTACGGTATTAATTGGTATCCACTTATCCCAGAATGGGTCTGTCTTACGTGGATATGTGTGGTTACTAGCGTGACTGTCCTTATCACAAGTAAATGTTAGTGACTCTTCAGCGAACTTAACCATATCACCATCGTTATAACCGTGACCAGTTATAGTAACTGTCATAACACCTGTGACTGGATTGTAGATAATCGCAGTAGGAGTCTTACCTACCTGTTGAACAAACTGGTGAGTTGTAGTGTTTGTAGAAGGTTGTGAAGCAAGAACTTGTACAGATATCTTAGTATCAGTTACAGCAGTAATAGGTACAGCAGTCTGATAGGTTGGATCTCCTATACGTGGGTAAGTATGGTTAGTCTGGTTGTTATCCTGAGCACAAGTGAAGGTTAAGGAGTTAGCAGCAATACGAATGCTCTGTCCAACAGTAAAGTTGTGATGACCAATCTCCATCTCCATAACACCTGAAGTTGGATTGTAACTTACAGAGTATGGATCGAATCCTACAGATGGTGTTGTTCCAACATTAACTTGGAATGTATTTGCTTGTACATTTTCAACAGGAATCCACTGTCCGAAAGTAGGATCAGTTGTTCTAGGATATGTGTGAGCAGAACCATTGTTATCCATTGAACAGGTGAACGTAAATGCGTTCTCCTTGAACTTAACAAAGTCTCCATTAGAGAATCCGTGATTGTTCTGAGTCAATGTCATCAATCCTGTTGCTGGATCATATGCAGCACCAGTTGGAGTTGACTCAATCATCGCACCTCTTGGATACGTATGATTTGTCTGGTTGCTATCCAATCCACAAGTAAATGTCAGTGAATTAGGAGCGATTCTAATATTGTCGTGTCTGTTAAAGTAATGGTTACCTATTCCAAGTACCATTGAACCTGTAATTGGGTTGAATGTAGCACTAGAAACTGTATGTCCAGTTGTAGGAGTAGCACCGACGTTGACTGTAATCCATCCAGTTTGTTTCTTAAGTCCACCAGCAGTAGCACCAACAAATGTATGGGCAAAGTTACCACCAGCAGAAATACCAACATTACAGGTGAATGTATTAGCATCAGGAGTAGAAATAACTTCTATCCAATGTCCTGCTTCTGGATCATCTGCTCTTGGATATGTGTGGTTAGTAGCGTTGCTATCCTTAGTACAATTGAATGTAATTGAATTAAGATCAAATTTAACTAGATCAGGTGCAACAGTAATTGTATTTGGATTTGCTGCTTGGAATCTATGTTCTGATGTATCAGAAACAGCACCACCTGTCTCACCGTTACCAACGTTAACTGTGAATCTATTTCTAGATGCTTCTCTAACAATCAACCATTGATCGTGAGCAGGGTCTGTAGCACGAGGATATGCGTGGTTAGAACTAAACTGATCTTTTCCACATCTGAATGTAATAGCACCTTCAGCAAGTTTAATGCTATCACCAACTACAATACCGTGATTAGCACTGTAGATCTCCATCTCACCTGTTGTTGGATCAAACTTAGCGAATGTTGGAGATGCTGTACGTGCAGCTCTGAATCCGTGATTAGCAATAGTACAAGATAGAATACCACTTGTAGGAGTATAAGTTGCACCAGTAATAGTATGAGATGTAGAACCTGCTTCCTTCATCTGTAAAGCAGTGTTCCTTGCAGGATCAGTCATCCTAGGATAGACGTGCTCAGAAGCGTGACTATCCATATCACAAGTAAACTTCAATGCTTCATCGTGAATCTTAATGGTGGTTCCTTCCATTAAGGTATGAGCACCAACATTAAGTTGCATATCACCAGTTTCACCATCATATATGGCATCACCAACGCTATAGAATACAGCAGGTGACTTACCAACATTGACAGTAACGGAACCAGATTCTAATTCAATTCCATCAGGAGCAGCAGAAATAAACTTATGACTATAATTACCACCAGTAGTTACACAATTATTTGTAGCAGATATAAATGTATGCTGAGTTACGTTGGTGGATGGAATTACTGGAAGAACATTAACAGTGATAGAAGTTGCAGTTGTACCAGTGATAGTTAAAGGATTACCATATACAGGGTCAGAAGACTTAGTAATGCAGTTAGTAGCAGCAGACTTGAACAAGTGACTGTAGTTACCACCAGTTGTTATAGCAGCAGGTAAGGCAGACTTGAATTTGTGCTCAGTTGTATTAGAAGAAATACCAACATTAACTGTGATTGTATTATCCTTCTTGATAATTCCATTACTCAATCCACTAACGAATGTATGGTTAGTTGTGTTAGTTGATGGAATAGCATCCAATACTTGAATAGTGAATGTAGTTGCACTACCAACACTCTCAACTTGAATCCACTTATCACTAATTGGGTCAGTTGCTCTTGGATATGCGTGGTTAGTAGCACCACCATCTTCAGCACAATTGAATGTTACTGCACCATCTCTTAACTTGACATAATCACCAACAGATAATCCGTGATTAGCAGACGTTGTAATATTGATAATACCAGTAGTTCCACTGTAAGTAGTACCAGATGCAGCAGTCAAAGGAGTACCTTCGTACTTAATTTCAACTGAAGAATCGTATGCTTGGTCTTTCTTAGAAGTTAATGAACCAGCAACAGCAGATACAAATGCGTGTGTGTAAATACCACCAGCTCTAAAGACTGCTCTTGAAATGCTATTAGGGTTAGCACTTACAAAGTTATGAGTTGTAGTATTTGTGGAAGGTGCTGAATCAAGTACTTGGATACTAAAGTTATTAGCATCGATCCAAGTGATAGGTACAAACTTACCAGATACAGGGTCAGAAGCACGAGGATAAGCGTGGTTGGTTTGATCACTATCTTGACCACAAGTAAAGGTTACTGCACCATCATCAATCTTGATATATTCACCATCAACAATACCGTGGTTGTTAACAGTAAGAGTCATAACACCCGTTGTTGGGTTATATGCTGCTACTGTTGGAGTTAACTTAGTAGGAGCAACCCAAGTATGAGCAGTTGTGTTAGTAGATGGTTGTGAATTTAGAACCTGAACTGTAATTGTAGTATCAGTAACAGCAGTGATTGGGCAAGCAGTATCATAGAATGGGTCATCCTGTGTAGCACCACCTTGACCTGATGCACGAGGATATGTGTGCTCAGTAGCGAAATTATCAAATCCACACTTGAATGTTAATGAATTTTGAGCAATTCTTACAGATGTACCAACGGTTAAGTCGTGAGTACCAATAGTCATAACCATCAATCCTGTTGCAGGATCGTAAGTTACAAGTGAAGGATCATAACCAACAGCAGGTGTCTTACCTACGTTACAAGTAAATGTTGTATTACCAGTTACATCAATCTCCAACCACTTACCAGATACAGGGTCAGTTGCTCTTGGATAAGGATGGTTGCTGCTATTACCGTCCATTGAACAGGTCATAGTGATAGCACCATCAGCAAACTTAACCTTGTCACCATCTTGGAGACCGTGGTTAGCAGTGGTAGTGATTGTTAGAACACCAGATGCAGGATCATATGCAGCACCACTAATATTAGATACTGTATAAGTTGTATCTCTTGGATATGGGTGATCAGTCTGATGACTATCTTGTGCACAAGTGAAGGTTATACCACCTTCAGCAATCTTAAGGGCAGTTCCAGCAGTAAGACTATGCTCACCAATGGTTATAACCATATCACCAGTAGAAGGGGTATAAACCACATCTTTTGGTGTGAAACTTACTTCAGGAGATGTACCTACATTAAAGGTAAATGTATTTGTAGAAACTGCTTCAATCCTCATCCAAGAATTGTTAGCAGGATCATCTTGTCTAGGATAAGAGTGCTCAGAAGCGTGTCCATCCATAGAACAGGTCATTACCAAACCATCTTTCTCAACCTGTACCATCTCACCAACCTTGAATCCGTGGTCAGCAACAGTAACAGTTAAGTGACCATTTACAGGGTTGTAAGAAGCATCAGTTGGAGTAACAGCAGTTGTGTTAATTCTTGGATAGGTATGGAATGTAGCATCATCATCTTCTTTACAAGTGAATGTTAAGGAGTTAGGTGCTAACTTAATATGAGTACCAGTTGACAAACCGTGTACACCAAGTACAAGTTCTAAACCACCTGTTTCTGGATCATAGTTTGCTTGAGATGGAGTAAATGTCTTAAGTGGTGTCTTACCAATGTTCATCTCAAAGGTATTCTTAGTTACGCTTGAGATTGGTAGGAAACGTCCACTAGCAGGATCAGAAAGTCTTGGATATGTCTTCTTGCTGTAATGCTCATCCATATCACAAGTAAAGGTCATAGAATCATTAACGATTCTGATCTTGTCACCATTCTTGAATCCGTGAGCAGGGACAGTAACATTCAAGAATCCAGTAACAGGATTGAAGTTAGCCCAAGTTGCAGTATGGAATGTAGTACCAATAGCTTCAATATCGATTGCTTTATCAACTACTGGATCAGTAGAACGAGGATACTTATGAATAGATCTGTAGTTATCCTGAGCACAACGATAATTTAATTCACCCTCAAGGATCTTAAGTGTCTGACCAACTCTTAGACTATGTGATCCAATGTCAAGAGTTAATAAACCTGTTTCTGGATCATAAGTTGAATCCTTAGCATCAAAGTTAACTCTCTGAGTTATTCCAACGTTAACTGTGATATCGTTACCACTTACATTAGTAACTGGTAGTAATGATATAGCAGCAGGGTCAGATGTACGTGGATAAGAGTGTTGAGTTTGATGATCGTCTTGATCACAAGTGAAAACAAGTGAATTTGTGTTAATTCTAATTGTATCGTTGGTAGTTACACCGTGTGATGCAGCTAAGGTTAAGACTAAAGCACCTGTTGATGGATCATAAGTCGCAGCAGTAGGTGTATGTACACCAGAAGCAGTCTGTTGATCGATAGTAATAGTCTGATCATAAACAGGATCACCTTCAGAATAACCATTAGTGGTTACCAACTGCTGTCTCATTACCTCAATGGCAATGTCACGTGCTTGTTCAAAGACGTACTTAACTTCTGTAGACTGAGAATTGATGTGCTGAAGAGCATTAGCATCAGTGATATAGAACTCAGTTGCATACCATAACTTATTATTACCACCGTGCTTAAGGTTGAATACAGTTGCTTCTAAAATATCAACAACATCATCAACACAAGATTGATAACCATATCCACCAAATCCTAATGTTGGATACTGAGCAACAGCACGACCAACAGCAGTAGAAGCAATGAACCTTATATTATTCTCAATTTCATTACCAGCATCATAATACTTGTTACCAATAGCACCATCTCCACGGGCATTAAAGTCATAGTTGTTTCTTGGAGGATTGCTAGGAGCATCAGGGTAGGGATTAAACCCTAACTTGTTCTGGATGACGAGAGCAGACATATCCCTAGCCATCTTCATAGCGAATAGAGTTTCTTCTGTCTCATCAGTAACGTGCTTCAATCCATTCTCAGTATTGAGATATAACATAGAAGCATCATATACAGCAGAGTTAGAATTGAATCTAAGGTCGTGAATAACACCTTCAATTACATCAACAATGTCATCTTCACAATGGTTCTTACCACCCTTAACACTGAAGTGCTTATGTTTGAATGCAGAACACTTAAGCATAAGAGCAACTGCTTCACCAGCAATAGCACGCTTATTCCTCTCAAGCATATCAGCAGAATCTAATGATCTCTGATCACCTGCATAGATTTGAGGATCGTGTAAGAATGTAGGTTCAGTTGCCTGATCCTTACGATATGCCAGAAGATCTGTATACTCGAACTGGAAGAAGTCGTCAATAGTTTGAGCAGTTGTACCAGCAATATTAGCAAGGTTCTCAGAACGTGATACAAGAGCATTTTGTAATGCTTTTTCCATCAACATCTTAGAGTAACCAATTGCATCAAGCATTGGTAACAATTCTTTCTCAACTTCAATGATCTTCTTCTGAGGATCTAAGTATTGATCAATTATGCCTTGTACATTAGAGTTACCACCAGTTAATAAATCACCAGCAATAGCAGGTATGATGTGATCTCTAAGGTCACGAACACACTTCTCACGACCTGGAGTACCACCAGGAATGTCAAACTTGTCTTCTTGAACGAAGTTAATAGTTACGTTATACTGTTCTTCTAACCAGAAAGCAACTTCATCAGCGATACACTTACGGTTGAAGTATAGTAAATCAGCACCATCTCTAAATCTATTACCTGTAGGACCAAGAACTAGTAGTAAACTATCTACTAGATCAGTAATAAAGGTCTGTATACCAGCAGCCGCAGGAGATGAGAAGTAGTTAGGAATACGAACACGTGTTGTATACTCACCAGTTAGATCATCAGCATTAGCAGTGATAACATCATTACAGAGTTTACCAACTTCTCTCCAAGCATAGATGGATTGAAGTAGTTCTCCATTAACGTGTGCTAACTGACCAGCCTGGTTAGCAAGATAACCTCTTGCAGCAACAATACTGTTATAGTTACCACCATACCTAAGATCATTAATGATAGCAGGGATGATGTATTCATAGGTATCTCTTAAGCAGAGTCTAGTACCTTCTTGTGATGTACCAGTATCGCCAGGTATCACAAAGTCAGGATACTGTGCTTTCATCCTGCCAACTGCTTCCTCAGCAATCCAGTACTTATTCTTATCAATTATATCTGCACACTCTCTATATTCGTCACGACTCAGGTCTACACCTTCAGTCATAATTTCATCACGCCATAGTTCTACACCATCAGCAGTAGCAGTAGAAGTAATTGTAGCTTCAAACTTAGCATAGATCTCACCTTTAATAATAGGAATAGGTGCTTCACCATCAAATCCAAACTTAAGGTTTATATCAGTATCATCATAGGTTGAACTAGGAGTAAAGTTTTGAGTATAGTCAACAGCAGTAGCACCTAACTTAATCATTAGGTTCTCCATATTACCTGTAAATGCCTGAGCATTAGAAGCATTAGCACCAATCTTAACTGGTTGATTACCATAGTTGGTGTTATCAGTATAAGTTGTAGTTACCTTAGTACCACCAACAAACAAGCTAGTAACACCACTGTTACGTACAACAGCAATATGATGCCAAGTATTTGCAGTAAGATTAGCAGGTGAGGTTATTCTATCAACATTACCAACGTTCCAACGAACAGTATTGTTAACTATCATCAAGTAACTAGCATCTGTTGCACTAGTTGCAGTACGGAAGTCAAGCAACATCTGATTAGCGTTAACAGCAGTTGGTTTGACCCATAGTTCTATGGTGAAGTTACCATCAGGGATTCCACCATTACCAAATGCAAGTTTCTCAGTTGCAGGGTATGTTAGATATGAAGTACCACCAAATTCAAGAGATCCAGTACCAACAGCATAATCTAAGTTATCAACTGTAACGCTAGTATTAACTAGAAGACTATTAGTGATATATTCTCCAGCACTAAAGGTTCCTGAAGGATCCTTAGTATAGATCCACTTGTTACCAGCATTAGAACCGATAATTTCAGCAGTTACACCAGATGTTATACCTTTAACTGTCTCACCAAAGACGAAGAATCCACCAGAAGACTTATCCTTATAAGCGTGCTTAACAGACTTAAGTGTCTCAGCATCATTGAATGAATATGGAGGTTCAACTCTTGCTAGATTACTAATAGACCACTTATAGGTAGCAGGTGTTGCTCCAGTAGGATCTTGAATAGAATCTGTGATTATTGCAAAGAAGTTAGTAATCGCAGAAGTTATGCTTACACAAGCAGTTGTAGATGGATTAGCTTGTATTGCACCAGATGGAATTGTCTTAGTAGTTCCAGCAGCAAATGCTGTATGAGTTCCAGGAGAAGCAGTAGTACCTAGGGCATTAATCACTAAATCCATCAGGGTGGTTATTGTTGAACCAACTGCATTACATACAGGTGATCCAGTATCAGCAGTGATTCCACTATCAGTAAACTGTGTCCAACCGTGTGAAGTATCTTGTTTAGCAACTACAACGTTCTTCATAACGTCAAGTGCCATAGTCTTCACTTTGGTATAAGCATCAACCATAGTGTCGATGTCACCAGTTACAGTACCATACTGTAATGTTCTATAGGTAGCTTCATAGATGTGATCGTTACCACCGTGAGCAACGTTATATGCTAATGCTTCAACAAAATCAACAATATCAGATAAACAATGAACATCTCCACCAGATACTGTATAACCAGGATTCTGTTGCTTGGCATAATATAATGCTTCGTGAGCAATGTACCACTTGTTAGCAAGTAGTAAAGTTCTAGCATCAGCGTGACTGTTATCAGTAACAGCATACTCACCAGTGATTGTTAAATCACGCCATTGTTGGAGAGTTGTATGTGTTGTATTAATATCTTCCATTCTGATGCACTGAAGGGCAAGATCACGTGCCTTATTCATTGCCCAGACAGTTTGTGCTACAGCACCATCAACGTGATATACAACGTTTCCTTGGACATAAGTGTTAGCAATATCCCAGACTTCAGAGTTACCATCAAACTCTAGCTGCCACGCCATCATCTTGAGGGCATCTACAATATCATCAACACAGTCTTGATTGTTACCTGTATTGATTTGGAAGGAGGGGTAGAAAGCCAACATTGCTCCCACGGCTTCTTCAGCGATAAATTCAGCATTACGTCTTAAAGTGTTTGAAGCATCACCACGTCTGTTATCGTGTTGCCTTCTTAGAGAAGAATTACCAAAGTATATCTTCTTGAGACGAATTTCTGTACCAGCAGCAAAGTCAGTACCAGTTAGATTATCGTATCTGATCTCTTGGTTACGAACTCTTTCAAAGTCTAAGAAGTCTTGGTTGTTTGCAGTATCAGGATCATACAGTTCAACTGGGTTAATAACAGTCTCAGAAATGTTATCAAGGATAACGTTCGGGAAGGTAATTGAAGGAACCCTCTGGAATACGAGACCAAAGAAGGAAGAACTAGGTGATAGATCTACTTGATCAATAACTTGGTTAGATATGTCATCCTGATAAGGAGCAATGCTAGTAATAGTTGAACATATCTTAGAACGTGCAGAATAGATGATATCGTTGAATTTAAGATTAAATTCTCCAGTTTCATACTCAGCAGTACCAGATGTACGTGAAACAACTAATTCATTGGTGATAACACCTTCTTTCAAGTTGTTTTCTTCAATAATAGCGAACTTACCACTCATATTGGTAATTCTCTCACCTTGCTCGTAGATAGTCTTAGAAGTAAGACCATTTACAGCAGATAGGACGGAATTAAACCCAGTAGCTGATCCAAGGATATTTTCATTGATTTGGAAGGTTCCACCAGTAATATCAATGACATCAATGTAATCAACACCAGAATCTATGACAGTAGCAGTTGTTTCAGATACTAAACCACGAACAGTATTACCTAAAAGTGGGAAGATACCACCAATCTGACTAAATGTCATTCTAGTGATTACTTTCTGAGCATAAACTAATTCACGGAACTTAATCCTAGAAGGTGCTTTAGGTGCTTCAGTGAATACTACAGAAGGACCAGAAGTAGAGAATGCAGTACCAGGAGACTGTGCAACACCATTCAGAAGGATAAACATCTGATCTTCGGTTGCTGTGATGGAACTACCCTCAACATTGAGAGCAAATTGGGTTTTAATTCCATCAAATTCATCAGAAATATTATCAATCTTCTTAACGATAGAGGTTAAGATTTCCTCTGAGTTAGTCAGTCTCTTCTGTCTGAACAGTACCTCAGTGTTATTGAACTGAGTATAAATGGGTTGTGCGTTAGCAAAAGAGGTAATTTGATTGATATTTGTGAAAGAGTTGATGTTAACCTCTTTAATAAGGTCAGATACAACCTTTCTTCCAGAAATATCCTTACCACCAGTAATTGCTAGTTCACCAAACAGGTTGAAACCAACAGGGTGGTTTGTTTCTAGTACAGGCTTTCTCCACTGGTTAATAGGTGTTTGAGACTTAATAACGTATGAGAAGTTCTGATAGAAGTAAGAGTCTTGTATTTTTTGTACAATTTCAGATGGTTTACCAACGTCATCTATAAATTGACCAGGAGTATTGGTTAGAGAAGCAATATTCAGTGTACCAGTAGCGATTGATAGGTTATCAATCAAACC